GTCTTTCCCTCCCCGGTTCAGGATTTTGGATGGTGACATGGGCTGGATGCAATCGGCACGGTGGCAAAAGAAGCGGTTGGAGATCCTTGAGCGCGATGGGTATGTATGCAAGGTCCGCGGTCCCCACTGCACGGTCAACGCTGACCAAGTAGACCACATCATCTCACCGGAGGACGGCGGTGACCGATTCGATAACGCGAACCTTCGGGCGGCTTGTCACTGGTGCAACACCTGGCGCGCACAACAGCAGAAGTCCCGCTCTGGGTGGAGACGCGCGGCCACTAGGATCGTCCTAGTCACTGGTCCCGATGTTGGGCAGGTGTCGAGTTATGCCAAGGAACACGCCAGCCCTTCTGATTTGATTGTGGACTGGACGACGTTGTCTGGTGTCGTCGGCGGCAGCGCTGAGGATGTCAAGAAGGTTCGTGCAACGCTGTTGACCCGGCTCAGGCGAGGCGATGCTGGCGCGAGGCGGGCGTGGATAACGTCCTGCAACCCACGCGCCAAGGGGATGTTTCCTTATCACGAACTTGTCTCATGGTGGCCGGAAGAAACGTCCGTGCGGGAGTGGTAAGTGAAACGCTGTCTCATCTGCGGCAAAGACTGCAAGAGTGGTGCTGGCCTCGCTGCGCATCATCGCAGGGCGCACCCCGACTTTCGGGGCAAGAACCGTCGCGCCATCGAGGGCATGATCGCGGAGATGGAACGACAGGAGCGAATCAACGTTCTAGATTGCGCTCGATTGCAAGTTCTGCGCTCGCTTGCGGATCAGCTCGACATCGACCCCTCGAATGCGCAGATGTGGAAGACCTACAACGAAGCGATCGAGGCCTTGGTGGTCACAAATGACGACGATGACGATGCGTTTACCAAGCTCCTTGAGGCAGTCAACAGCAGAGCCCCGGTGGGCGACAAGACGCAGACCTGAGCGGGAAACGCTCGGGTGGCGCGTGGGGGCGCTAGCGGAACAGCTCGGCACAGCTCCCATGCCTCACCAACAGCGAATCTACGACGTAGCATTTGAGATAGACCCCGATACCGGGGTCTTTGCATATCGGGAAGTCATCGTGACGATGATGCGCCAGAGCGGGAAGACGGTGTTGATTCTTCCTGTCGAGTTGGACCGTTGTCTTATGTGGCATGAGCGACAAAGAGTCATCTACACGGCACAGACCGGATCGGACGCGCGGGAAAAACTGTTGACCGACCAAGTGCCGGTTATCGAGTCGTCTTCGATGGGTTCTTTGGTCAGACAGGTGTATCGAGCCAAGGGCGAAGAGTCCATTCGCTTCAAGAATGGGTCGAGCATCGAACTGGCGGCTTCCTCCAAAGACGCCGGCCACGGTTTCACAGTTGATGTTGGTGTCCTTGACGAGTGCTGGGCAGACGAAGATGACCGTAGAGAGCAGGCCCTGCTACCGGCCATGATAACGCGGCCCTGGGCGCAAGTGTGGGTGACCTCGACGCAAGGCACCGACTCGTCAACCTATCTCAATCGCAAGACGGAGCTGGGCCGTGCGGCGGCATCGGATGATAGTGGTCACGGCATCGCCTATTTCGAGTGGTCCCTTCCCGATGATTGCGACATAGAAGACCCCGAGGTCTGGTGGCAGTACATGCCCGCGCTGGGACGGACCATTCAGCCGGCGGCTGTGGCGCATGCCTTGCAGACGATGGAAGAGGCCGAATGGCGGCGGGCGTTCGGGAATCAGCGCACGCGAGGTATCGCAGACAGGGTATTCCCCGATGCTCTTTGGGAAGCTGTTCAGAATCCATCGGCCGAAGTCGCCCGCGATAGTGCGGTTATGTTCGGGGTGGATGTTCATCCCGAGCGGTCATCGGCGGCGATTGTGGCGTGCGACGGTAGCGTTCTGGAATTGATAGAGCACAAGTCCGGTACGAATTGGGTTCTTGAGCGGGCGCGGTCCTTGCATGATCGCTGGGGCGGCTCGTTCGTCATCGACGGCGGAGGCCCGGCATCGTCTCTGGCTGAGGATCTGGAAGCGGAGTATCTGCCGGTCGTTCGAGTCAACTTCAGCGAGCTCGCCGCCGCTTGCGGGCGGATTTACGACGCTATCGCAGACGCTCGAATCACGTTTCGAGCTAATGAGGCGTTCGATATCGCCGTTGCGGGATTGGCGAAGCGGCCTGTAACAGACCGTTTCGTCTGGGCGCGGCAGGCATCGACTACTGACCCGACGCCGTTTGTTGCCGCTACTTTGGCTCTGGCGAAGACGCCGGAGCCGGTCGTCGAGTTCGGTTTCCGCGCCTTTTAGATATTCCGCCTTCCGAACGAAAGGCTTACCACATGGGAATTAGAAGTCGGATTCTGCGGTACCTCGCGTCCGATACCACCGGCGACTGGTTTGTGGCTTTTCGTGACGCAATCGAGGCCAACAGAACGGCGGCGGGAGTGGCGGTCACGCAGGCGTCGGCAATCGGTCTGCCGTCTGTGTATCGGTGCCGTTCGATCAATAGCGACACTGTATCGAGTACCCCGCTGAATTGTCTGAGGCACACGGATAAGGGTAGGACATCATATCCGAAGCCGCACTGGATGGAATCACCTAATGACATGATGGACTTCGGGGAGTTCCTTGGACAAATGCAAGACTCTCTAGAGGCGGACGGAAACGCATTTGCGCTGAAAGCTGCGACGAAAAGCGGGCTGTTGGCGGGTCTTTACCCGCTGAATCCTGAGTCTGTGAAGGTGGAGCACCAACCGGACGGGAAGCTCGCCTATGACATTTCGCAAACCAATGATGTCCCGATTCGTGTGTATGCGAACGAGATGCTTCATATCCGGGGGCATACTCCGGCCGGTGAGGTCCGGGGTATATCTCCCATCGCGGCGCTTAAACAGGCCATTGGTCTGGGGCTGGCGGCTCAACAATTCGGGGCGAAGTTCTTCGGTAGCGGGGCCAACCTATCGGGCATCGTGGAAGTTCCCGGTCCTGATCCTGGCGAAGAAAAAGCAGAACGAGTCAAAGAGAACTTCACTCGTAAGCACGGCGGGCTTGATAAGTCATTCGCGCTGGGAATTCTCTTTGGTGGAGCTAAATGGGTACCGATGTCGGTCAAGCCGGAGGAAGCGCAATTCCTCGAGACGCGCCGCTTCAACGCGGTCGAGATCGCGTCTGCATATGGTGTTCCCTCGTGGCTAGTCACCGATGCGGAGGGTGCGAAAGGGTATGTAACCGGCCTCTATGCGACGATGTATATGTGGCTGCTCACCGGTATCAATCCCCGGTTCGTGCGCTGGGAGCGGGCGCTTACGGCGCTGCTTCCGCCCAATGTCTACGCCAAGTTCAATCGCAATTCGTTCCTGGCGATGGATCCGTCTGATAGGGCGAACTTCTACGCGTCCGGGCTGCGTGATAAATGGCTGGTCCCTAATGAGGTCCGCGAGAAAGAGGATATGGATCCGTTGCCGGGCGGTGATGAACCTCTTGAGAGTGTGCAATGGCACAAGGAGCCAACGGATAACGAAGGCGCTTCGGGCGCCTTTTTTGATGCCCAAAACCAAGGAGGCGCACGATGAAGCGCAGTCCGTTCCGCCGTCCGTCCGCCAGTCTGCGGATAGTTGCCACCGCGAAGGATGAGGTTGACGTCATCCTCTATGACGAGATCGGCTTTTGGGGGATCACCGCGGCCGACTTCCGCCGCGAGCTTGACGGTATCAAAGCGAGCACCATCAACCTGCGATTGAACTCTCCTGGCGGGGATGTCTTCGACGGTATCGCTATCTACAACGCTCTTCGGGAGCATCCGGCCAAGGTCGTCACCCACATAGACGGCGTCGCCGCTTCGATGGCCTCCATGATCGCGCTCGCCGGGGATGAAGTGCGCATGGCCGAGAACGGCTTTCTGATGATCCACAACCCTTGGGCGATGGTAGTCGGTAATGCCGACGACCTGCGCAAAGAGGCAGACCTGCTGGACCAGATATCGGGCTCGCTGCTCATGGCCTACGAAGCGAAGAGCCCGGCCACCTCCGAGCAGATCAAAGCGTGGATGGCCGAAGAGGCATGGTTCACCGCGGCCGATGCCAAAGAGGCTGGGTTCATCGATGAGGTGGTAGGCGTTGAGGAAGACGACGATGCTCTAGCCTCCGTCGCCGCCACCTTCGACCTTTCCATCTACGCTCATGTGCCTGCCGCCCTTACCGGCGCGGAGCCGCATGAGCCCACTACCAGAGACCTTGAACGGGCCTTGCGGGACGCTGGCCTGTCTCAAATAGCGGCTAAGCAGTATATCTCTGCCGGTCGCGCGGTTGCCGAGCAACGGGACGTTGCAGAGGCTGGGGAACGGGACGTTACCCCGGAGCCGGTTCTTTCCTACATCTTCCCTGGAATCTAGGAGGTTCCACCATGCTCGCTGAAGAACTCGCCAAAATCCACGAAGACTACCGGCGCGCGTGCGAAGCCGCGCGTGACGAGCAGGCTTCCCCGGAAGCCCGCAAGGCTGCCGCTGATGACATGCTCGCCAAGCG